GTTGCGCACAGGGAGACGGATGCGCTGTTAGAAAAGACCGAGCGCAAGGTAAAAAGTGAATATGCCAAAGCGCAAAAAGAGATAGAGCGCAAGGCAAATAAATATTTTGCCAGTTTTGCGGAAAAGGACAGCAAGAAACTTGCCCTTGTGCGTGAGGGTAAGATGACGCAGGAGGCATACAACGCATGGCGTGAGCAACAGCTACTCGTTGGTGACAAATGGAATAGCCTTGCATCATCACTTGCAAAAGACCTTTCAAACGCCAGAATCATATCAGCCAGTATTGTTAAGGGGTATATACCTGAGGTATATGCTCTTAATCACAATTATGCTACTTATGAGATTGAGGCAGGTATTGGTGTTGATACATCGTACACGCTCTACGATAGACAGACGGTTGAACGGCTCTTAAGAGACAACCCGAAAATGTTGCCAGACCCATCTGAGAGCATCAAGGACAAGATAAAGCAGAAGAAGATAGACAGATGGAACAGGAGCAGGATGACCAGTGCGCTGACACAGTCTATCCTGCAGGGCGAAAGCATAGACAAACTGGCAAAACGCCTGCGATCTGTAACGAGCATGGATGCGGCGGCATCTATCCGTAACGCACGCACTATGATGACGAATGCCCAAAGTGCAGGACGGTATGACGGATACCGCCGTGCAAAAGCAATGGGCGTTAAGTTTAAGGTCATGTGGATTGCTACACTGGACAACCGCACAAGGCACGAACACAGGATGCTTGACGGACAGATGCAGGAGGTAGACGAGCCTTTTCATGTCGGTGATGTTGAGATCATGTACCCGGCAGACTATCAACACCGAAGCAACGGCGGTAAAACGTACAAAGTGCCGCCCGATATGATTTATAACTGCAGATGTAGTATCGGTGCGGCGGTTAATGGCACACGCCTGTATGATGAGGGCATCGGTGCGGCAAACAGGGAAGTAGGCACAGGGCAGACATACGAAGAGTGGAAGAAGGGACACCCATCAAGAAAGAAGAAGAAAAAGCCTGCGCAAACGTCTAAACCGCAGAAACCTAAATCGGATAGCAAAGAGGATAGAGGGTAAATATGGCTGTATCTTTCGAAGTGAAAACTAACAATGTCAAGGATTTGCTTGATGAACTGAAGGACAAGAAAGGTGCGGCACTTGAGGCTGTGGGACAGGCGGCAGAAACCTATGCCAAGCTAAACCTTGAGAGCGATCCGAGGCGAATAGACACAGGCAACCTGCGTGGTTCTATTGGTCATGCTCCTGTGGATGAGGATACCATGTGCATAGGGACGAATGTCGAGTATGCGCCATATGTCGAACTAGGCACACGCAGGATGACACCTAGTCATTTTTTAAAGCGTGCGGCATCGGAACACACAGATGAGTACATCAATGTAATAAAAGTACATTTGCAGGAGTAATCATGCACAGATAAATGTATTAGCACTCTAACTAACCAATGGCTAAAAACCATTGGTTTTTTATTTTGAAAACCTATGGTTTTTATTTTCGAAAACCACTGGTTGTGAAAATGAAAAACCTAAGAGAAGTATAAGTAAAAGATAAGTAAAAGGATAAATGCGCACGCACGTACTACGTAACGAGGTTTAAACATTTGACACGTACCACATTTTGCCCTATAAAGAGAGCAGAGGACTTAATGTCAAAGTATCGACACCGAAGCACAGGAGGGTCTGAATGAGCTTAACGAGACGGATGCTTAAAGCAATGGGCATCGAGGATGAAAAGATAGATGAGATCATCACAGCGCATACCGAGACGGTTGATGCACTAAAGGAACAGCGAGATCAGTACAAAGCGGATGCAGAGAAACTGCCGAAAGTGCAGAACGAACTGCAGGGGCTGAAAGATGCGGCAAGCAAGAACGGCGGCAGTGCTTGGGAAGTCAAGTATAACGCCATGAAGGAAGAAAAGGAAAAGGTGGAGAAGGACTTCAAAGCCTTTAAAACCCAGACAGAAGCCGCACAGACCAAAGCCGCAAAGGACAAGGCATACCGTGCATTGCTTAAAGAGATCGGTGTATCTGATAAGCGCATTGATGCTGTCATGAAGGTAACCGACCTTGACGGTATCGAACTGGATGAACAGGGCGATATCAAGGATGCGGACAAGGCGAAGGAAAACGCCAAGGCTGAATGGTCTGATTTCATCCAGACAACCACGATCAGAGGAGCGGATACAAGCACGCCGCCCACTAACACAGGCAATAGCACTGGCAAACTGTCTATGCAGGACATCTACAAGAGGGATGAACACGGCAGATACATCATGTCTGCTGAAGAAAGACAGAGAGCCATCGCCGAAAACTTACAGAAAGGATGACAAAACATGGCAGTTGAAACCTTAACAACTCCGAGAACTGACCTGCCGAACACCTATACTAGTGTAACGGCTAGAGAGATCGATTTTGTAACCAGATTTAACGACAATTGGAATGCCCTGAGAAACATCATCGGCATCACCAGACCGATCCGCAAGACTCCCGGCACAAGCCTTGTATCTTACACTGCGGATGTCTCGCTCCAGAGCGGCAATGTGGCGGCAGGTGCTGTAATTCCGTACAGCAAGGCTACGATCAAGGCGGCGGCAAAGGCTGACCTATCTGTCGAGAAGTATGCAAAAGCTGTCCCGATTGAGGATGTTGAGAAGTACGGTGCGGCTATCGCTATCGAGAAGTCTGACGATGCTTTCCTGACCAAGCTACAGAACGTAGTGTTAGGAAAGTTTTACACCTTCCTCCAGACCGGGTCTCTGGTTGGCGCAGGTGCGAACTGGCAGAAAGCACTGGCAACGGCGCAGGGGCTTGTGCTGAACAAGTTTGCAGGAATGCAGAAGGATGTCACCGGGGTTGTTGGTTTCGCCAACATTCTGGATGCATATGACTACCTTGGCGGCGCACAGATCACGATGCAGACCGCTTTCGGTCTGAACTACATCAAAGATTTCCTTGGATACTCCACCCTGTTCCTGCTCCCTGCGGCGCAGATCGCAAGAGGCATGGTGATTGCAACGGCAATTGAGAATGTTGATCTGTACTATGTTGATCCGAGTGACAGCGATTTTGCGAAGCTTGGTCTTAACTACACCACAGCAGGTGAGACCAACCTGATCGGTTTCCATGCTCAGGGCAACTACAGCACAGCCGTGGGCGAATCCTATGCACTCATGGGCATGAACCTGTGGGCAGAGTATCTGGACGGCATCGCAGTTGTTGACTCTGGCAAGACCGAGACTTACACGGAAGTACAGAGCCCTGTAAAGGCAAGCCTTAACACCTACTATGAAGCGGCGGCAGACGGCACGCACTTCAAGACGGCTGACACTGATATTGTATCAGGCAAGACCTACTACACCAGAACGACAGCGGCGGCAACCTGATAGGGAGCAGAGAGCGAGGGAGAGCGCATGAAATACAAGGTTATTGTCGAGTTTGCGGATCTTGAGGACGGCAATCATGTCTACCATGTCGGGGACACATATCCACGGCATGGGCTTGCTCCGGCAAAGGAGCGTGTAGGATTCCTCCAAAGTAGCCAGAACCTGCTCCATACGCCTGTGATCGAATCTGTTGAGGTGACGGATTTTGATGATGCAATGAACGAGCCTGTGGAGCAGGGGACGGTTGAGTCGGCAGAGGAAAAGCCTAAGACCGCAAAAGAGAAACCGAAGCGCAGAACTCGCAAAACAACCAAAAAAGCCGAGCAGGGCTGAAAGGGATCGCTATGACATTGACCGAACTTTGCAAAGAACTGAAAAACTGGTTTGCAACCTCCATCTACCACGGCACTTTTACCATCAAAGACGGTGCTATTAACCTCGCAGACATGGTTTCGGATGGTTCTTTGCAGAGCGGTCAGTATTTCAGAATCGTTGGCTCTGTCTTTAATGACGGCGTGCATCAGCACCCTGCAACGGAACTGAATGACGAAACCTTTAACGGTGCGGTATGGGCAATGGCAGTGCCTAGAGAAGTCATCATGAAACTTGATGAGATAAACGCATGGGTTGAGAAGTACGGCGCAGACCTGCAGAAACCGTATCAGAGCGAATCTTTCGGGGGATACAGCTATTCTCTTAAGGGTTCGCTTTCGGGCGGTTCTGGGGCGAATATAGAGCCTTGGAAAGCGCAGTTCGGGTCATGGCTTAACAAGTGGAGGAAAATCAGATGAGTCTGCTTACAGAAGCGATGGAAGAATGCGTGATGCTCGACAAGATCACCGTTGATGACGGCATGGGCGGCTATACCAGAACATGGGAAGAGGGTGCGCACTTTCAGGCGGCTATAGTCTTTGCATCATCCATTGAGGCAAGAAGGGCGGCGAAAGAGGGCGTATCGAGCCTGTACACTGTCACGATATCAAGAGCGAATATGCTTGAGTACCACGATATATTTCGCAGGGTACGTGATGGCAAGGTTTTCAGAGTCACATCTGACGGCGATGATTCCTACACACCTGCAAGCGCAGGACTTGATATGCGGCAGGTAACCGCAGAGGAATGGGTACTCGCATGAACAAAGAACAGGCAATACACCAGTTTTGGTCATCATTCGGTTTGAAAGCCTACGATGAGCAGACAGTACCGACAGGCAGTGATGCACCTGCTTTTCCATACATCACGTATGAGGTACAGACAGATAACCTTGAGCATCCGCTTACGCTGACAGCAAGTATCTGGTACAGGTCGGCATCATGGGCAGATATCACAGAGAAAAAGAATCAGATATCCGGGCGCATCGGATACGGACACTTAATAACACCGATTGACGGCGGTTATATGTACATCACACGAGGCACACCGTTCGCACAGCGTATGTCGGACGATTCGGATGATATGA